AGCAAATCCACGTCCGTTTCGATGCAGGTGTGCCCCAGATGTGGGAACAAGGGCACCCCGGCCAATCTACTCACGCGCCCGACTTCCGCCAGGGCGCCGCGCAGGCGCCGCTTGGTGGTGGTATGGGTGTTTCCCCCGAAATACAGAGGAATGACCGGGTCACCGGCCAACAACCTCCCGGGGAAAGCCAGTGGGACTAGGCTGTTCATCGCAGGAGCACTCGCGAGGTCGATCATGTGGCTCTCGTACCTAGGAACCAAGTTGGTGAGCCCGACGCGGCGGGCCCAACGCAACGATTCAGTGACGAACCACCTTCTGTCATACGACCCCGGGTGACTCCAAGTGCGCAACCAGTCCAAAAGCACCGTCCTGAATGGATGAAGACCCCAGGACCAGGTGATCAAGTTGTAAGCGACCAAACTGCACAAAAATGCAGCAAACGCCGCCCAACCTGCCTTCCTGTAAAAAGAACGAAAACCCAATGGGTGAACAAAAAACCGTGCAAAACGCCAAGGTCGCGAGGCTCGAACCATCGCACTGACGACCCGAAAAACGTGTTTGGTAGTCCCCCCCCATGTTGCCTTGTGTATCTCTCGTCTGTCACCGCTCACGCGCGAAACCAACCACGCAAAGGGGGAGATCAGCTTGTCCGTCATGTCTGGGTTGGTCTGACACCATCGCTGGTAAAGGCCAACCACGTAGTATTCTAGCGGCTTGAGTTGTTGGGGCACGGCTTCCGCAACACTAGTTGGTGCCAGTGCTGCGAGTTGAGAAAAGAAACGTTGGATCCAGGACTGGCCAAAGGTGGCTACCTCTAGCGAGCCTGTTTGAGTGGGCCCAGGGTTTGGTTCCACTCCTTCCTTCGTTAAGTCGGCCACGAACTCAGAAACGCACAAGACCCCTCGTCGCCTTTGTCGGGTGACGTTGGCCCAGGATGCGCCTCTTAGCTTTCTCTTGCCGCCGCGCGCTCGGACACGGCCAATCGAAAAAGGGAAGTGTTGGGGAGTGCTCTGGGCAAGCACATTGAAGAAGGTGGTAAGAAAAACAAGCACATTGGCAAGTATCAGGACTCCCAGAAGGAAGAGCTGACACGCCTCAATTCCATGCACATGCACGGCAGCGAACAACGCCATCGCCGCGTACAAGAAGACCATGCCCCCAACAGTTAGCAAGACCATCAAAATTTGGAGCCAGACCCAGAGGAGGGTGTCCCAGACGCAGCAAGCTGCGCCGAAGGCCTTCTCCAAGGGGCATGGCGTTAGGGTTTTTGTTGTAGTCATGTGTATTTGAGGGTAGGCCGAGAAAACGGTGGCAGTTACTTCGGCTCCGCGGCGGTTCGGGCGGTACAGTGGCTAAAGTCGTCCAGAAGGCTATCCCAGGGTCCTGCGTTTAGTTCCCTGGCTTTTAGGCTTACGAGTCGCACCCTTGCGGGGTGGCCGCAGCACTTCCCTCTTGTGACACGCATGTCATGACGCCACCTGTAGCTCCCTAGCCCCCGCATCTCTTGGAACCTTTTCACACCCTATGTGTCCCTGTTTGTCTTTTCGATCTAAATAATGTCCAATCCGAACGTAGAGATTAACACCGCCCTGGGTGGTGGTTCAAAGTCCGTTGTGCGAGACCCGGCTAAGGGCCCCTATTGGGATAGACCGTAATGACCATACCTGCTCCCCTGCCCGCAACCTCACCTCCCCCCTGGGAGAAATCCCGAGGATCCTAGTACTCTAGTGGGGTG